CCAAGTGTAAGGAGAACTTCACGCCTTGCACTATGAAGAAACCATCCAGGATGACAGGTAAGCAGATGCCGGTAGTGAGCAATAGTCAGCTGCAACAATTCCAAGGAATGTTTTGGCCGACTGCTCCGAACCCGTCAAATGCTTACTCCATCGACTTTGTAGATACGTTCGAGATGGCGACTTTGTCGCATCCTGAATATACCTACCAAGGAAGTGGAGATGGTGGAGGTCCGTGGAAGATGGACAAAGTTAAACACTTTGTCAATCCTGCACTGATAAACAGGTACCCTATGCAGGGTCCTGCGGTGTGGTATGGTCCAGATGGGTTTACACCCGCTGTCGATACTACACCCCCTTCTGAGAGCGATCTCAAAGGGTTAGGAACGAAAGCAATTTCGCTTTCGCTCCCCTCCAATCCTACTTTTAGTATGGCCCAGTTTCTGGGTGAACTAAGAGAAGGAGCTCCCAAGATCGTAGGGGCCGGATTGTTGAAGGAAAAGACACGTTTCCTAAAAGGAAGCGGGTCTGAGTACCTTAACGTTGAATTCGGATGGAAACCCTTGGTCAACGATGTACAGAACTTTGCCAAGGCCGTGAAACACGGCAATAAGATTATCGATTCTTATCGCAAAAATTCTGATACAAAGATACGGAGACGTCTTGTCTTTCCGCCTTATAGCAACACGTCGGTACAATCTGGATCCGGCTTTTGCCGACCAGTTGATCCGACGGGGGGCTTTAGGGCTGACGGTACCGTGGCTCACACTGTGAAGAGTGAGTCTTGGTTTAGCGGTGCCTTCAAGTATTTCGTTCCGGTTGGAGACGACCTCTTCAGCAAGCTTAAGCAGCATGAAAGTAATGCCAATAAGCTTCTTGGGACCAGGCTTACGCCTGAGCTCATGTGGAACTTAAGTCCCTGGACCTGGGCCGCAGACTGGTTCGCTAATACTGGGGATATTCTCCACAATATCAGCGGACTAGGAACTGACGGCTTGGTTATGCAGTACGGATATATGATGAACTCGGTTTTAAACGAGGACAACTACAGTTTCACCGCGCATTATACTACTGGCTCCTTTGGGGGCACAGCAGTTGATGCTGGTGGATCTGTGATCCGGACGCATACGCAGAAACAGCGTATACCTGCATCGCCATATGGTTTCGATTTGACTTTTGACGGTTTTTCCGATCGTCAAAAGGCAATCATAGCTGCCATCGGGATAACCCGAAGGTAGTGGGTCTTTTCTGACCCAAGAACACAATCCGGTCGGCCAAAAGGTCGATCGAACATCGCCTCCTTATCGGAGGTAGACGACAGGATAATGTTGTGGCTCTTTCTGATCCGCAGTCCATCACGATCGGCGCCAATACTATTTCTCTTCCGAGAACTAGTTCGGGTGACAACACTGGTAGTTTTACCAGTGCTGACAAGAATGACAAGGTCGACGTTGCACATCAGTACAATCGTCGAAACCGTCAGTCTATCCGTCTGACCCACCGTAAGGTGGCAGCGGATCCTCTGGTCGCCGCCCAGAACCTCAATTATTCATTGTCGGTGGTGATCTCAATTGATACACCGCCGGTTGGCTTTACGCCAACTGAGATTCTGGATTGTCTTAAGGCAATGGTTAATAACCTCTCTGCCTCGACATACGCGAATGGAGTCAAGTTCGTGGGCGGCGAGTCCTGATACTTACGAGCATTATGCTCGTAAGAAGGGACAAGTCGTCTACCCGGAAATTTTCATTCCCGGGCAGCGAACTCGATAAAGCCAGTCTTCCCATAGGAAGCTGGTTCTGCGCTCAGTAATGCACAACACAGGATTGATACACCCCACATTAAGGAGGGGGCTCAATGAAAAGCCTGCTTATGTTCTGGCGCGAAGTCCTACTTGAAGTAGGCACTTGGTGCGGCGTTAGCACTGAGAAGGACTGGGAAACCGTCCTTCTTAGGTTTGAACAGGAGGGTGATGAGTTTTTAACCATCACTTTGCCGATTTTTGCTAAGGATCTCGAAAGAGCGCTTTCGCAAAAATTGGTAACTCCCGACCTCTTCATAGGTTTTAAGAAGAGGCAGAAGACCCCAATTTTTCTTGGGGGATTCTTGGATCTCCTGTTCGACCGCGCTAGTGGTCAATTGGTCAATATAGATGAGGATGATATCCCCGTCCATGTCGACGCAGTGTTTGCCATCCGTCAGCTTTCGCTGATGTTTGGTAAAATCCTGCGGCCGTGTACCCCCGAAAGGGAACAAGCGGCTTTCGACAGCTATATTGATTGTGAGAAGGAACTGAAAGAATTCGAGGCCCAGTTATCAATAAATGACTGGGATGACTTTCGAAGTATCTCGAATTTCTTGTATCGGGAGGTGCTTACCGCGATGGACTTTAGAGTCTACAACGGACAGCTCTACCCGAAACATGGGCCCGGCTCAACCGCTGATCGGCTTCTTGGTAACAGGAAGTTCGACCAGTATGAGTGGACCCAGCGATTGGAACGCGTATTCCCATTCGGGGAATATGCCATTCCTAATTGGAGGTATTACTATCTCCTTGATCGCGTTCAGTTCCTCGAACCCGGAGCAGAGCGTCCCGTTAGGGTCGTTTCTGTACCTAAAACGCAAGAGAAGCCGAGGGTCATTGCGATTGAGCCTACCTGCATGCAATACATGCAGCAAGCGATATCGCGTGAGCTCGTCACCTTACTCGAAAGCAATTCTTTACTTTCGGGTATGATTGGATTTACGCATCAGGAGCCTAACCAGTTCCTAGCGCAAGAAGGTTCCGAAAATGGAACCTTGGCTACACTAGATCTTAGTGAAGCATCTGATCGCGTCTCTTGGCAGCTTGTACGGGGCTTGCTCGGCGACTTCGGCAACCTTTCGGATGCCGTAGAAGCTACGCGAAGCACCAGAGCTGACGTACCTGGCCATGGGGTTATACCCCTAACCAAGTTCGCGTCTATGGGTTCGGCTCTTTGTTTCCCATTTGAGGCAATGGTATTTCTTACCTGCGTCTTTCATGGGATCTGCAAAGAGCTCAATACCACTATGTCCATTTCTCTCATTAGAGAGATGATGGATCGTGTGCGCGTTTATGGGGACGACATAGTCGTTCCCCGTGAATTTGCCGCAAGCGTGATTAGTTCCCTTGAGCTGTTTGGCTTCAAGGTGAACCGTCGTAAATCTTTCTGGAGTGGATTCTTCAGAGAGAGTTGCGGCGCGGAATTCTATCGTGGCGGGGATGTTTCAATCTCCCGTGTACGAAGGGATCTTCCGAGCTCACGCGCTGACGTTCAGGAGGTGCTTAGCACTGTTTCGTTAAGGAACCAGCTTTATTGGGCTGGGCTTTGGCGTAGTGCTGAGTACCTCGACGGCCTTCTGGTAGAAGCTTTACGCTTTTACCCGGTGGTCGAAGAGGATTCTCCTGTAGTCGGGCGTCATTCAATCTTAGGTTATCAAACCGACAGAATGAATGAAGCACTGCAGGCCCCGATGGTGAAGGGGTATGTGGTGTCAACTCGCACTCCGAGCAGTGAATGCTCGGGTGAGGGAGCCCTACTTAAGTGCTTGTTAGGTGATGGAAGCGAAGTCGATAAGACCTTTGGTCTTGTCGAACCAGCTTACATTGACCCCAAGCATCTTGAGCGTCAGGGACGACCGGATGTCGTCCGCCTAAAACTCCGGCTGGCTAAACCTTTTTAATGGAAGGTTGACACCAGGGACAGCACGGGTTTACCCGTGACTGGACGCCGCAAAGGCTGAACTAAACCTCAGCTGGCGTCGATGAGGA